TTGCATAACATCGGAATCCAAACATGTGTCTATGTCTATCCGATAAGAATGCTACTTCTGGAAATATTTCTTTTGCATCGGGCCAACAATGGAATCCTTCAATGCTAAATGTTACTACTACGCTGTATTTCATTTTAATGAGTTTGCTATTAATTGTTTGTATTTAGTTGTTGACCACCCATGGTCTCTATTAAGATAATGAATTGGAATGTTTAGTTCATAACCGGTATAAGTTTTTCCTACATAATCATCGCCTAAGAATCTAACATCAAAATCTCCTTTAACTAGAGCTTCATATAAATCAGCTTCTGTTTGATATAGAAATACAAAATCAACTTGCGTAAGTGACTCAAGTATCTTTAGTCGATCGCTCCAATGTAAAATTGGTTTAAGTTTTTCTGGTCGTTCAATGGATGGATCTTCATGTAGACATACTATTAATCTATCGCAGTGCTTTTTGCATTCATCAAACATTGCAATGTACCCTGGATGTATTACATCAAAGTTTCCTGCTATAACTCCTCTTATCATTGTTTATCTCTATCAAATTTATACATATCCGGAGTTACTTGTTGCATATTATGCACCGTTGTGCAATACAAAGAATAATCTGCATATACAACTTTAATGCTATCTGTTTGTTTTAACAATGCAGCATCCGTACAATTTAACATTAATAAGATGTGTGCACGAATTCGAATCATCGGAGGTATCTTTTCTAACATACCGGGAGTAACTTCAATTGTTACAAAACTAGTATCGGAAATCATTCCGAATATCATATCCAACTGTTCAAAGTCTATTAATTGTTGAGTTGCCCCAGAACAAAAATAAATGTGAGCAATATTTCCTTTGACAATTTTGTCAATTACTTTGATATCTGCAATAAACAATGTTTCGATATCTGTGTAACGGCCTTCTATTTCTTTGCCGTACCAATGTGTTTTATAACCAATCATACTATATTATAATAAATTTATCTATATTATCCAACCTTTATAACAGTAAAAAAGTGCTAACATTGCTGCTAGCACATTATTTTTTATATGATAATTTTACCAGTAACACCTGGCAACATTTTTTTTAATTGGTCTAGTGTGTATTTTTTAGATAATGGTGTATTTTCAATATAAAATGCGCCACGAACTTGTAAATTATCTGGTATTGATTTTATATTTGTATTACGTATATTTAAATGATCAGCAACAGATAAATTATTCGGTAATGATTGTATAGGAGTTTTGCTGAGATCGCATACTCCATGAATTGTCAAATTGTCTGGTATTGATTTTATTTTTGTATTGTTTATATATAAGCTGCCATGTCCTAGGAAAACTCCCTTTGGTAGTGTATCTATTTCGGTAAACCCGCAGTCCAATGTTCCAAGTATTCTTAAACTTGTTGGTAATGATTTTACTGCAGTAGACATTATATTCAAATTTGTCACTGTTAAATTGTCAGGTAATGATTTTATTTCAGTGCCGATCAAATTCAAAGGTATGTTTTGGTTTAAATCATCTGGAGTTAACAACTCTGGTGCATATAATATCTTCTGAATCAATGGTATTTCATATTTTAGATCAATTGATTGCATAAATTTAAACAAACTAATCTTGTTTCCTGTTATTGCCTGATCATTTTTATCATAAAATGAGTTCCGTTCAAATGAAAATTGATATTTTTCATCAGATCCGGGTTTTATAAAAATAAATAAAGGGCCTGAATTAATATAACTATCAAAATGCCGTCGAGTGTTTCCGGTGGCTGTGCACCATTCAGTTCCACTACCTAATTCACAGGAAACTCCATATAAATCTTTACGACCTTGAGGTAATTCGTATACATCAAATCCATCCACTGATCCTAGCTTAAAATCATCATACTTATCAGATTTTGCAATACCTTTTTGTTGGGATGGATCTTTTTGTTCAGCCGCGGCAATTTCAATTGATTTTACAATAAACGAATTTAAGTCTTGTTGCGTTTTATATTGATTGATGTCGTTAAATACATATTCTCGTTTACGACGATCAAATACTTTAAAATATGCATTATATTTGTATATGTCTTCTGCGTTAATCAGTTTAGTTACTACTTGTTTGGTTAGCCAAGTAGCATATGCAGATTTACCACCCGATGAATCAATAATTTCAGTAAATTCACTATCAGTAATTTTACCGGTATCGACAAACTGTGTTTTTAGTTGATCTAATGAAACTTCTAATAGTAAATGTTTTAATTTTATCATCACATATAAATATAACACAAAAAAAAACAATTAATTATCCAAAGTTAAAAAACTTCTTTGCATTGTTATTTTCTGGTAATGCACCCCAACTCATTGCTGCATAGAAATCATTGAATTTGTTGCTTAGGTCTGCCGTGAACATTTTATTGTGATCAATGTATTGTTCTGCAAATGCAACTATTTCGGGTGGATCTAAATAACCTCGTAATGCAATAGTTTCAAACCCGTACGGATTGCCTACTAAATAGCCCCACTTTACTTTTTCGCCGTCTGATATAGGTAATATATCCGTAGTTAATGTACTCAATAAATCATTAAAATTAATTGCGGCTTTTACGTGTGCTGTCGATCCTTTTATATAACCGGTAAACGGTTTACGTTTTTTGATATATTTAGATAATTCTTTAACACTTGAATTCTTCATTACATTCAATACTTTGGAACTTTTAATGTTATTTTTAAAGTTATGTATCAATGTTGAAGTATCTTGCTTGTTTCTTCCTTTAAGGATATACCACAATGTTTCTTTCATTATCTTTTTGAAATCTTCCGGGAAACTGGATCTAACAACATCTAATCCTTTTACATCCAATTTATCCGTAGATTTGCCTTCTTTAAAAATAACCCATTGGGCATATCTTTTCTTGGCAATCCATAAACCGGATTTTGCAATATATTCTTGTTTAATTTGGAATCGATGTGCGGTTGTATTATGAAATACTTTTGCATATTGGTCATACATTGCATTAACCGTTGTTTGTATTTCAGATGCAATTGCATTAGTTTGTTCAATCATAAATGTTTCATCGTTAGTGTCACATCCGGGAAATCTATGTTCAATTAATGGCAAACTGCTACAAAAGGTTGAATCCGTATCAGTGTAAAATGCAAATTCTGCTTTGTCTCCACTATCATTAATAAAGTGGTCAACTCCCAATTCTTTTTTGTAATAGTTATTAATAACCTTAGCTGAAAATTTTATTACACTTTGACCTACTGCTGTAATTGCCCCGGCATTATCCAAATCATAGAAACGAAATGTTTTAAGTCCTAATACTCCATAAAATGAATTAAGCAATACTTTTTGTGTTAATTGCAATGCATCATAAAATTTATATTCTTCTGTACCAAATTTATATGTGTCACGCTTATCTTTAAAGATAACACGTTCATTAAACCATTTTTCTAGAATAGTTGGAAGAAACCCTCGTTGTTCATTGTTATATGTAGCTCCGTTGCTAGCAATACTATAATTGTGTTGTGTCAACCATGTTTTAACATTATCAACTTGCTGTGTTTTACCAGAAGCCAATGTTATTGTAGCCGGCAGTGAATCTGAGTTTAACATGCATTCTTGATTCCAATTTTCTACAACTCCTACTTTAGTTTCTGGAGATATATTTGCAGTCATAATGATGCTTGGATACAATGAAGTTAAATCTAAGTCATATATCCATTTATACAGGCCAGGTACAGGTGCCATTACATATGCTCCGGCTAATGCATCTGCCATTGTTTCTTCTTCAATAAATCTAAATTGCTTGTTCGGTGCAACAAATCCATTGCGTTTTAAATCAACAATAGCAGCACCATCCAAATACTTAGATGCATAATATACATCTTCATATGGAACATGTCCTTTGTGACATATTGATCTTGCTAAATTTAAAAGTTGAAGCTTTTCATCCATTTCATAAACAAGATCAACATCCGTCATATTATAATATGCAAATTTATGTATATCTTGGGTAAACAATGTATCCAAGTCTCCATCATATTCAACTTTGCCTCGATCCAATTCTTTTTTAGCAACCGTGTCTAATCGATAATTAGGTAGTTCAGTATATGTAAAGTTTTTATACAATTTAATGTAATCTAGACTAGAAACTCCAAGTATCTTCCATTTACCAGTTCTACCTTGTTCTACAATGCCGGCAGGAGAGAATTTCTTAATTGCTTGTGCACCTAATACTTTTTTGCATCGACCTAGCAAATAAGGAACATCATATCCGTCTGTATTCCACCCGGTTATAACTGTTGGTTGTATTTGTGCAAATACGTTGATAAATCTAGTTAATAGATCTTTTTCATGACGAAAGATTTCTATTGTATATCCATCGCCTTGTATTTCATGTTCTTTGATACGACCTTGTTCGTCTAAGATCAATACTCGTCGATCTTTTCCTGCTTTATCATAATATGCAATTGAAGTAATTGCGGTACGAACATCTTGTATTGTGCTGAAGCCATTTTCATCTTTTGCAGTTTCAATATCAAAAAAGAAATCTTTATGTCCTTTAGACGGCTCGTCTGATTCATAATATAAATCAATCAATGTTCTAACTTCTTCATTTAAGTCAGATTCATATGATTTAGAATTATCTCGATGATTACCTGGTACTTGATTTAATCGTGTTCCGTCAAGAGCTTGATATGTTCCTTGTGGATTAGGCAAATATCCATATGCCTGAAAAGGAAATTTGCGATGTCCTAATTCATCATCCCAAACGTGCATGATGCCCGCTTTTTTATCGTAACCGATTGCTTGGTACATATATTTTATTTTTTAAATTTACAATTTTCAAAATGCCACCGGTACATATTTGATGGCTGTCCTTCTGTATTACATGTTGGACATTTTATTTTCTTTTTAGCTACGCCTTTTAGTTTTAAACTAATTTTTTGTCTAACATCTAAGCGTTTTGCTGAATTTAAGTCGCCTAATTGATCTGGTCTAGGTTTACCTAATTTTGATTTACTTATTTTAGCTCGTACATCTAGACGTTTTGCTGGGTTATTATTCCCTCGTTGATGGTCTTTTTGTTTTTCTGTCCAAACTCGAATTGGTCGAAGTTTTAACTTTTCAATAATTAAATCATAATTAGGATGATTTGTTAATGTATCACCGCCATTCCCGCCCTTAGCTATATTATATACAGGATTTAAATTTGTTATCCAAAATATCTCGCGTTCATTTAATATTTGTTTAGTAGCACAATGTTCAATAATATCTTTATGAAAATTCAATCGTCCATATTTTTTAATTGCTGCATTTAATAACATACCACTTCCTAAATAATTTGGGTTATTTTTTGAATCTTGTCCAATATAAAATTTGCCATTGATTAAGTTTGTAGTTTTATAAATAATCATAATAACTCCTTTATTATAAATATCTAACCCATATCCTAAACAACGTAAATATGCGGTAATTCTCGTTGGATTCCGTTATTATCTAGTCCATATCCATATACAAACTCTTTATCAATAGTAAATCCACAAAAATCAGTCATATCGACGCCGTCTTTGCGTTTCAACAGGGTAACAACTCTAACTTCTTGTACTAATTTACTATTGCACATAAACAGTGCTTCTAATATTGTGCTACCGGTATCGCAGATGTCATCAACAATATAGGCTCGGCGACCTTTTAATTCTAGTTCTAATTCTTTAAGTACTTGTATACCGCCTGAATTATCTTGTCCGGCATAAGATTTTAATCGAATAAAATCAATTTCGCAATCAATTTTCATTGCTCTAATTAAATCCGAAAAAAAATGTATAGAACCATTTAATATGCAAATCATTATTGGTGGCAATGTGTTACCGCTTTGTATATGATCTCGTGAAATTTCTTTTGCTAACCGTTTTACTCGGTGTGCTATTTTTGCTTGACTGATAAGTTTTTCCATAATCTATAAATTCCGTAAACATTAATTGCTATAATAACTAAACTTAATACAAGATGACTCAAATTATCAATAAAAAAGTCATAGACAATCCATCCAGTATCTCCTATAATCCAGGTAATCATGGCTGTCTTAGTCCACCCTCTAGCATTTGATACATATCCAGCTAAAACTAAGGTTGTGCTAAGCCACCCTAAGATTTCAATCATGGTTTTGTATTTATCATGGCAATTTCATGTTCTCGAACCAAAATAAAATCGGCGTTTTCTACTTGCACTTTCTTTTGTGCTCCGAGATTTCCGGAATAGATTTTTATGCGATCTCCAACTTTAACAGTCATTGGTATTTTTGTACCTGTTTGCGTAAATAACCCGTCTCCTGCGGCCATAACATCACATTCAATATAATCATCTAATGAGTTCATTATAATGATACCACTCTTTGTTTTGTCTTGTTTTTCTAGTTGTTTTAGGAGTACTTGATCTCCAATTGGTTTCCAATTCATAACTGATTCTTTTTTTTTATTTGTTATATAAATTT